CCAGCGTATGGATTCTCGTACTCGTTGCCGGGTGTCATGCGGCGACGGTTGCCCTCACGAGACGCCTGTTCGCTGTAGTTATCGAGCTCACTCGCCGCCGCCTCCGCGGCCAGCACATAACTACTGCGGGGCTTGTCTCCGTAGAATTTCGTTGCCATACATCAGCTATCCGTTTCGATGTCGTACCCGTAGCCGTAATGCCCAGAGCCGCGAGGAAGATGGCCCATATCCATATTTTCGAGCTGCTCGCGCTGGGCTTTGCTCAGTAAGATGCCATAGGCACGATCAGCAACACTGGCAAGTTCCATCGAGACACTGGCGCCGTACTGGGACGAACAGAGAATCGCGAGACTCGTCCTCACCGCTGTGCGAGCGTAGTCTGGGATCGGCGCGTTTCCGGCAGTCGTCGATTGCTCGAACCAACCGAAGTCGATGCCGACCTCTTTCCACATTTCCATTAGCTCGTTGAGTTTCGCTAGACATTGGCTGCCTTGCTCTGAACTGGCGTTCTGATTCTCAGCGATTACATTGATTTCGCGTAATGCACCGTTGATGACATCGAGATTTGTGTACGCCATGAGCAAGCCTCCTATTGGACCTGCACGAAGTTTAGCACGAGAAAAACGTAATCAATACCAGTCGGCCATCACTTCCGTCCTTGCCCCAACCACCTGGAGGCTCGGCCCTGTGCATGCGCGCCGCCGGATAAATGCTCAATCGGTTCGGCTCCCAGAACACCATCTCGTCAATCTTCCAGGCATCATAGTTGTGGGTGTCCTCGCGCCAGCAGTCCCACTCCTCGACACACTGCGGCTGTGAATTAAGACCCGTGCGCTTGTGTGTGACAAGACTGGTCCCGGCCATCACTTCCTCGGGCTTTTCGTTGACGTACAGGAACGCCGAGTACTCGCCGTGGATAGCATCGTTGTGCGCGCCGTGCGGAGCCTTTGCAGTGCTTTCTGTCGTCAGGCGAAAGAATTGCGTGTCTATATCCACGTCGCCGTAATTATAGCCCATGTTTTCCGCAATCTCAGTGCGTACACAGACCTCTATCCACTTGGGAATGTCTACAACAATACCGGGATAGACTACGCCGTCAGCAGGGCTTTCAATGTCCTTGAAGTCGGCGTTTTGCGCCCAGCTCCGCAGCGACTGGAAAAGTTGTGGAGGCAGCGCTTCATCAACTGTTTTAACGACCGACTTTTCTGAGTACGACATGCAGCTGATCCTCAGTTTCGTGCTTCGCCACCGCTATCCAGTAGCGACCCTTGAGATGCGATCGATAGTCACCGTAGCCGGGCTTGCCGATGTTGTCATAGTAGTCTTCCGTCAGGAAGCCAAAGATACCAGGCGGCAGCACGCGCTTGTGATCAGGGACACCCCACGCGACCTCGGCATCCCACATCGGGACACTCAAACAAAAGTAGCCGCCGGGCTTCAGGATGCGCCAAAATTCGTTGAATTGCGCAAAAAAGAAGTCGCCATCACCCTGCCGGCTCTGATGCTCGAGTACCTCGTAGGCGTGGATTTCGGCCATGCTGTCGTCTTCCCATGGGTACGGCAGCGACTCCAGGTCGCACCAGGTCGCGCCATACTTGTCGACGATCTCCCGGTCATAGTCACTGAGATGCAGCCGCGCATAGTCCTCGAACTTTGTCCACGGACTGCCCGGCCCGAGTAATTCCTGGTGCTCTTTCTCCGGTGTGAAAGTAATGCGCTTGTCGTGCATGTTGCCGCAACCTAGCAGCAGCACGTCCTGCTTTAGTTCTTCGCGAAGTTTCTTACTGAATACCTCACTCATGACAAGTGCCCACCAGAGTAGTCACCGCCATCGACTTTTTCGCCGCAACTATTGCAAGTCCAGCCAGCTCCGCAGACGTTGATGCTCGCAGACCCGTGCTGACAACTCTCCACCGCGATGGCAATGATGTCGTCTTCCTTCATCACCAGCAGCTTTGAATCATTGAGCTGCGTGTTCATGCCGGCGTACTTGCCGAACACAACAACGTCGCCTGGGCTGACCGTCATCGGCTGTCGATCCTTGCCGTCCTCAGTGCGCTTGCCCGGGCCGACCTTCACGACCGTTCCCATGAATGCCTTGTCCTTGCCGGTGCTGATGATGATGCCGCCTGAACTGGTTTCATCTACGTCGTGCTGATTGACCAGGATGCGGTCATCGTGCGGGAAATACTCCCACTTCTTCTTGCCACCATCGACCCGCTCAGTCGGTGTTGATGCTACGTCTGTGTGTACGATTTCCATGCCTATTTCCTCTTCTTGCGTTTACCCAGCCGGCGCTTTGCACCGGGTTTGTATTCCTTGTCGGCGTGCTTGTTCAGAAAGGTCAGGAAGTTGCAATCGTAGCCGCCGTGCACGAAGTCAAAATCAGGCCATACCCAGATCGGCTGCTCGAATACGCCGGCCTTGTGATAGCGCGTGTAATCATCGCACCAGCAGATGTCCTCGCCGACGAACTTGCCGTCCTCGATCTTGGTGTAAAACAGCGCAGGCGTCGGACCCTGATCCGGCAAGTCCCAAACGCGGCCTTCCTCTATCGCGAGCTCCGTCATCTTCTCCAGCACTGAACGCTCGATGACCAGGAAGCCTGTCGGCACACGGTCACACTTCAGCCAGCCACCATTCATCCACAGCCGATCGGGTTCGCGCTCGTCTTCCTTCGGCATCGGCACCCAGCGAACCGGGTAGCTCTCATCATCCTGGCGACGACGATAGGCGCCAGCGGTTACAGGCAGCCCTGATCGCACCAGGCCGGCCAACGCCCTGGATTCAAACTCCAGATCCGCATCAATGAAAGCGAAATGAGTGAACTCCTTCAGCCGCTCGGCCTGCAGGAACTCCTTCACCAGCACATTGCGAGCTATCTCGATGAATGCACCATTGCCCAGAGCCGCCGCGGATACCTCGATCAGCTGCAGGCTGCAGATCTGGCCCGTCATCAACATCGACGTTGCGAAATTGCAATCGACCTTTCCGTCATACGCTGGGGTTGCCACATGCACGCGCAGCACATTGGCGCGGTCGTGCTTGTCGTTGTGGTTGAAGTCTTCGTCTTTGACGTCCGAGCTGGTTTGCACGATGTCAATCGCTTCCGGGTTCTTCTTGCTCATGCCATGCCTCGCTGTGGTTATTTCTTAGCTTTTTTCTTGGCGGGTTTTGCCGCTACTTTTTCGACTGGTTTACGCTTATCCTCACCAGTCCACGGCCAGTTCCCTGCAACACGCTCGCCGTCCTTGAAAAACACATCAAGACCGCCAGCGAATAAAATATCAGTATCGGACAGCAATTCCTTGACGTCCTCGTACAATCCCTTGTACTCAATGAAGTGGTCTTTCAGGATGCGGTACGGCCGGTCCTCGACCTGGCCATCAACGAACTCGCCGCGATGCTCGATGAACACCTTATCTGTTCGGGTAGGTAGTTCCAGCTTGTTCATGCCCTGCTCCTAGATGTGAGTCCACCTTGTTCTAAGTACTATACACGATATTAGCTGTTTACTAATACCAAACTCGACGGCCAAATTCTTTTGCAGGTCGCCGCCGCATCGCATCCGGCTGCGTATCTCAATAACCTGTTCCTCGGTCAGCTTTGACATGCCATGACCTGACCCATACGTGGGTCGTTTCCGGCCTTTCTCAATCATATCCTGCATGTTGTCGTACTGCGTGCCCAAAAACAGGTGGTCAGGATTGACGCACTTGCGGTTGTCGCAGTGATGAAGAACGCATAGCCCTTTTGGAATTTCGCCATTGGTCAATTCCCAAGAAACCCGGTGAACGTAGCCGTTTCGATTATTGCGTTTGAAGTTGCCGTAACCAGCTTTATCCACGTATGCAGTCCACTCCCAGCAATCACCTGATTTGTCCACCTTCGACCAAAACCTGTCCATAACCAAACTCCAAAAAAAAGGGCACACCGAAGTATGCCCTTAATTCCGTATGGAGTCTACTTCACACTAGGTCGGCTTCGTACATATGGCGAGAAGCGAGCTCTGGGTACAACGGTCCGGCACCGAACAGAACGTCCATTCGACACGGCACCTTGTCATTGGTGATGTCGTACTGACGTGCAATGCGAAGACGAATACCGTCCTGCGTTGCCCGGGAACCCCACGCGCCAAACTTCGACACGTCGATCAGATCAGCCGTTGCAAACACGAATGCGTCCTTGTGGAAGAACAGATCCTGCTTGAACTGACTTGATACCGCACCGATCTTGGTGATGGTCAGATTCTCCGTGTTGGCTACACCCGACAGAACGCAGTTCTGATAGGCGTTTCCGCTACCGTAGATCAGACCAGGCTTCACGTTGAACGTCACGTTATCGGTCGCCGTGATGGCACTCTGGACTGAGAAACGTCGCAGCCTTCCAGTGTTGGTCTTCAGCTCTGGATGAACCTCATAGACACCAGCAATCGTGATAATGTCGCCAGCCGTCAGGGTCGTCGTAGTCGTAGCACCATCAATCGTGAGCTGCGACAGGCTAACCCAGGTGTTGGCCGTGGTCGTGCTTGTGCCAATAGTGGCAGAAGTTGTAACCGGCGAACCCGCCAAAGACCCAGTCGTATGCGCTGGCGTCAACGTATTCTCGAACACGTCAAAACCACCGGTACGGCCCATCTGGCCCTCGATGAATGCCTTGCTGATGCGGCCCGAGTCTTGGAACAGACCCTTCACGGCGTCGTTGAACTCAACAATCGAGTCCGGCGTCAGGATTGCTGAACGCATTCCAGAACATCCGAGTTCGTTGGTGATGTTCTTGCCGTTCTGCTGATAACGTCTGTAATTCAACAGGCCATCGGTTGTGGCGTTGGTGTAATTAGCCACGGTCGGATACAGCGCCGCGAGTACAGTACCCTCGGTTTTTGCTGCGAGCTGTTGCATTGCTGGCGACAGTACACGTTCACTGAAGTCATCAAGCTCCATCGTCAGCTCTGCTGTGGTGAAGTTAACGTCAACGCCGTACTGACTTTGGACCGTCAGCGGAGTAGACCGCTCTGTGTGATCTTGCGCTGCCAACGTCGCAGTAGTGCGAACGGTGTATTTCGCAGGCATGCGAACATTCAACGTGTAACCAATCTTTGCGCCTTCATTAGCGTAAGACGAGTCATACTGCGTGTTCATGTTGGTGATGGCATTACAGCTTTGATGCAGAATGCGAGCACCTTCACGTGTGATCATCGTGGGTGTAAGGAGTGTGTTGGCCATTATGACCTCCGGTTGCGACTAATTTTTGCTTCGTCGCGCATCGAGTTGCTTGTTCCTTTGCCGCTGCCATTCGTCATCGTTCATCTTGTCCGCGTCCGCGGGGTTCGATGGATCCTTGGTCTTCACACCAGGATCGGTGCCGTCTATACCGGCTGGCGGCTCGGGTGCTTTACTCGCCTTCGTTTTCTCAGCCTTGGCCTTCGCAACTTCTTTGCCAATCGTGGACTCGAGCTTCGTCATCTCTCGCATCTGTGCCGTTGGTTGCAGACCAGCAATCCTCGCGGCCTCGGTTTTGTTCCGGGCCAGGTAATCACCGACATGCATACCCACTTCACTCTCGGGATCCGCAATGAACATCGCCATCTCACTACTGATCATCAGGTCTTTAGCGTGCAGTCGTTCTTTGAATCCGGGATTGTCAGCCTCAAAGCTGTCTTCCCGTATCTCGAACTCCCGCCGGTCTCGCTGGGCTTCGGTCTCGGCACCTTGTGTCGCCATTTCCCGTTTGGCCTGCGCTGCACCACGCTGTGCACCTTCACCGATCAAGTAGCCCTTGAAGGCTTGCTCGTCGTAGCCGAAGTCCTTCAGCATCTTCAGCGGCTCTGGAGTTTTCTCCTCGGGCGCTGCCTCTGCCTTGGCTTCAAGTTGTCGCTTTAGCTGCCGATTTTCGTAGGCAAGCTCTCCGACTTTGCGCTTCAACGCATCGCCGTCAGGTTTTGTATCGGCATTGTCCTCGCCGGCCGGTGGGGATTCGGCTTCCTTCTCGTCCTTTGCCGCCTGGTCCTCTTTATCCTGATCGCCATCCGGCTTCTGATCAGGATCCAAGTGGCCCATGTGCGGGTTCAAACTCAGATCAGGATTAACACCCGTGTCTTTCTCGACGACTTGCTCGTCGGCAACAGCTGGTTCGTTCATGCAAGCCCTCCAGATTGGCCATCGTCGACATCCTCGACGTCAGGATTGACCTCGACACGGTGCTTTGTGCCGTCGTCATAAGTTACTTCGGAAAATAGCTTACCACCTTCTCTGACCGGCTTGCTACTTTTTACCTTGCGATTTGCAATGGTCTGCAGCTCGCCAAACATCTTGTCAGCCTGCAGCACGTAGTTCGAGAACACGTCATCCATGCTGCGAACCGCTGTTGCTACAGCAATCACTGCCGCCTCTGCATCGCTACCCTTTGCACCGGCCTCGAGACCCGCCTGCTTCTCGTCCAGGTCAGACAGTTCCTTGATGATGTGGGTATCGAACTCGGCCTTGACGCGGCGCATCGACTCGATCTTCTTCTCCAGCTCCTTCTGGTTGAGCTTGTTCTGGAACGCGGCCTTCTCGTTATCAGACTGAGACTTCTTGAGCTCCTGCTCTGCCTGCAGAACCATCTGGCCGCGCTCTTCAACCTGGGCCATGGCCTGCTCGGCCTGCGCCATCATCTGTTGCACTTCCAGTGGGACTTCCTTGTCTGCCTGCATCATCTTCTGGATCTGCGGCGGCAGCAAGGTCTTGAAGCGATCCGCAATATCCTTGGCATAAGGCAAGTCCATCGACTGCATGATGAGGTCGCCGGCTACACCCATAAGATCCGGGAACTGCTGGATTATCGCGGTATACGTCTCGGCCGCTTCCTGTCGCAACGTGCTGAAGCTCGGACCCGTCGTGATCGTGACATCGTACTTGCCCTCACTGAGGTCATTGACCTTGACGACGCGCTTCGTTACCTGGTCGAGAACGACCTCGTTGACCTTCTTGTAAGCCTCAGTACCATCACTGCCCAGCACCCGGAGCTCACGCTCGGTGTCGTATATCTCAGGGATCAGATCGAGAATTATCTCGTAGGTGCGCTGCACGCCCTTCGACATGTTGTCCTGGTAGTTGAACGTCGCGATCTCACCCTGCGACTGCCTGGCCATGATGGCGCGGCCACTGGTCTCGTTACCGCTTGCGCCCATGCTGGCGTCGTATATGCCCGTCACGGCCTTGATCTCATCACTGGCGATCTGCGCTTCCTGAATCAGTGCAACCGGCACATCGGCGCCACCAATCTTCCTCGGTGGGCCAGGCTCTTTCGGGTCATGCTCATACAGCCTGTACGGGTAGTTCTTCTTGTGGCCCTCGGCCCATTCCTTGGTATGACCCTCGGCTTGCCGGCTGGTTGCCCAGAAGTATTCCTTCGGCGCACTGGCGATGGTTTCACTAATGCTTGTGCGTGAGACGTTGTAGCTGCGCTGCGCATCCTTGGCAAAGCGTGGCAACCCCCACCACAACGGCTTGCCATCGACCCAGCAGTACTCGCCGTAGATCATGACGAACGGAAACATGCGGCCCGCCCACACGCCCTTCTCGAGAATGCGATCGCCACTGCAGATAATCCAGCAAATCTGACTCGTGTTGATGACACGCTTGCGCTTGATCTGTTCAGGCGTAATGCCCGAGGCTTCATCACTCGTGCTGTCAACAATCTTGGTCGTGGCCTCGCCCATAGGCTGGCCCTGCTCATCCATCTCTGGCGCGAAAACTACCTCCCATATCTCTTTCTGGATGGGTTTCTTGTACCAGTACTCGGCAATGCGCGTCTGCTCTTCCGACGACCAGTCGCCCTCGTCGTCGTAGTTATCACTCTCAGAGGCTTCAAACGAGATCGCCTCGGCCTTGGGCCAGCGTGATTCAAAGCTCTCGGTGCTGATGCGCTCAGTGACAATCCAGTCAGCAGCGTCTCGCTTCAGCAGGTCACGACACTGCGGATCGCAATACACCGTGAACGGGTTGCGGAACGACTCGATGACGATGTCCTGATTGAAAGCATCGTCGCCAATGTACTTGGTGTTAACACGCCAGGCGGCCATGCCGGCCGCAACCTGGTACTCGCCCTCGTAATCGACAATGGTGTCGAAGTCGGACTGCTGGCTGATGTTGCGTATCAGTCCCTCACGGATCTGTGCCTTCTCGGTGTCGCCGTTCTCTACGGCTCGGACCTTGGCGTCCGGTCGGTTGGCGCGCATGTCGTTGATGATGCGCTTGCAGCTGATCCTGAGCTTGTTGAACTCGTAGCACGGCCGGGTGCCGCGCTCTTCCTTCATGTTCGGATCCCACTGCTCGCCGGGTACGTTGACGAACTTCAGGTCATACATCGCCATCTGCCGATTATCGTGATCGGCTTCGGTCATGATGTTGAATCTTTCCTTGACGCGCTGCAACAGCTTCACAGCATCGGCTTTGCGCATATCAGGCATGGTCTTCTTTTCAGGCTGCGTATTGTCCATCTAATCCCTCGTAGGCTTTCACTTTCGGTTTGCCCTGCTGTGCCTGTATATCCTCACACACAACAGCAGCAAGCCCGAAAGCATCTGCGCCATGACTTGACCAATCGTGATCTGGCCCGAGACCAATGCCTCTGGCCTCGTCCTTTTTCTCATGATACCAGCCCAGCGCATCCAAACCAGCCTCTGTTGTTGGAATGTCTTCACCAATAATGGCTGGCTTGTTGAACCATACGCTCGGAAACATACGCCTACCTGCTTCGATGCGCATCTTCGCCGCGCCACGGCCCTGGTTGGGAACGACCTCAACCTCGTAGCCGGCGGCGATCAATGCCGACTCGTAGCTGACATCGAAGACCTTATCGTGCGTGCTGCCGTCGTGCGGTAGCCAGATCTGCGTATGCTTCGGCAAGTACCCACGCTCACGCATCCACGCCACATGCGTTGCCAGGGGTTGTCCAACGGCCTCGTAGTAGTTCAGCGCCCGTACCTCTTTGCCGATGAACTGCATCACCCAGATAGCCACCGCATCAGCTCTCGCACCGGTTCCACCGATGTCAAAGAATAAGTGGAACTTCATCAGAGGATCCGCGGCCACATGGCCCATGCGGTTTTCATTCCTCGCAGCCGCCAGGTGTTTGGCAAAGTAGGCGCCTTCAATGACAGACACATACTCGCCATCCCAGATGTGACCGTATTGGTGCGGATCCGTGCGGAAGGTATCCGTGCGCTCGATCTCGAGTTCGTCAGTAAACCAGCGGTTATCGCGCCAGTTCGCCTCGACCACGACAGCCCCGGTCGGCTGTTCCTTGCCACGCAGCAGCACATCGACGGGGTCAGTCTTGCGCCTGGGGTTCCAGCTGAACCAGCGCTCAGCACCGTCTGCCCTGAGCGTCGGCCGGTAGAGCTTCATGGAGTGAGCGGTGGCGGTCTGTGCCTCCTCCCACCAGCCACGCTTGAAGCCTTCCAGGCTCTTGATGCTGTCGGCCGTGTAGTCGTTCATGCCCTTGAAGATGATGATGCCATCGCCTGGTGTCTTGATGATGTCGCGATAGACCTTGAAGCCATCGCTCTCACCTACGCCCATGTCCGACATCTTCTGCTCAATGAGACGCTTCGCCGACTGCGCCAGATCCTTCTGCACCTCACGTATGCACACACTCAACAGGCCGGCGCCAGTGTTACCAGGCTCACTGAGGCTGTCTTCAATGAGCTGCTCGCCGAAGAAGTGTGATTTTCCGCTGTTGTGATTAACAATCCCGTTCGATAAATAGTTGTTTGTTCCAACCACATGCAAGTCCCAATATTTAAGGCGGCTGTGGTACTGTATCAGTCTCACTTTTACAACGGAGAAATCACATGAAGTCGTACCGTGAACGTTATGCAAAAGCCTGCCATAAGGCATTTTATAGCTTTGTTCCCGACTTCTCCCGATGCCGAGACAAGCAGGAGGCGCAACTAATCCTTGATATGGCAAAGGCTGGGAAGCGATCCTTTGAGATAGCGAAAGTGATCGGGAAAACACCAAAGGCCGTGCAAAAGTTCTTTCGTCGCTACAGCTTCCCAAATCTACACAATATCTGTCCAAGAATTGAGCACGAACAGCCCATGTGGAAAGACGGCACAAAAGAAGTGAAAGGGTATTTATACAGGCGCACAAAAGATCACCCAAACGGCTCAAAACACGGCGGTTATGTGGCCGAGCATCGCTTGGTAATGGAGATAAAGATCGGTCGGTATCTGACAAGAGCCGAGGTGGTTGATCACATTGACGGCGATACAAAGAACAACCATCCCGATAATCTGCGCCTATTTCAGAATAATGCCGAGCATCTTCGTGTAACGCTTGCTGGGCGCTGTCCAAACTGGTCTGAGGATGGTAAGCGTCGAATATCTGAGGCAGTGAAACTACGGCATCGCCTTGATCGAGAGCGGAAAGCATCTGCCAGCCAGAAGGTGTAAGAAACCTGTGTTCGTCAGTAACGACGATCGAGCGGCCATCCTCAAACAGAACCTCGTAAAGAGATTCATCCGTGTACTCCCGAGCAGCCGTTGCTTCGGCAATAACCAACCTTTCGTCTTGCCACGACCAAACCGGCCCACCACGAAAGTCTGCAACCCTCACCTGTCCGCTCGGTGTATCTATTGGCGTATCTGGATGAAGGCACCCTCGGCCACCGTGCGCGCCCTTGTAGCGGCCCGGCTTTGTCAGTGGCGCAAAGACCCTGGCTATCTGTCGCTTGAGTGTTCGTCCTCTCACACGAGCTCGTGCTGGATCTTGACTATCTGTGGCTGATCAGGGTTGCCGCTGACCTCGACCTTGTCACCGTACTTGCGGTGCTTGAGCTTGGATGCGATCCACTTCCTGGTGTCGATGCGGACCCGCTTGTCCTGTGGATGCAGGCTCGGGTCATCGGCTATATCGATCAGCCCTTCAATGTGCACCTCGACGCGCTGCTCGACGGCCTTCTCGTACATATCACGAAACGCATCGTTGGATGCTATCCACCTGAATACCGTGGTAATGCTCGGGAATGACTTCAGTTCGCAGCTTCTCTTCAGTGAGTCGCCAGCACTCAACATGGCACAAAGCTTCGTCGCCAGTGCCTTCGAGTACTTAGTCGGCCGGCCTATCTTGGCTGGCGTCTTCTTGGCTTTCTTCTTCGCGGCCATGCGTCACCGCTTAATTAGCTTGAGCCGTCGTAGGCGTTGATGGTCTGACCATTCTCCACGCCGAAGTACTCGATCGTGTTGGCAGGTAGCCTGATGCCATTGGCAACCGTTGCTGCTGCACCGTGAAAGTTCAGGTACACGGCAGCATCACTGATGAGTCTGACTATCTTGGTATCGGCATTCATGGCCGCAGATGCTGCGTTGGTTGTGTACGTCAGCTTCTCAATACCGTTCTGGCTCTTGGCGACCGGGATCTGGTTGTCAGACTGTGCGCCAGTAAATTGTGCAATCTCTAATGTAGCCACTTCTGTCTCCTGTTAAGCGCCCATTCTGCCCATCATACCAAAAGTTAAGCCTGGACCGTTACGACCACCGCTTTCCGGCGGGAATATGCCGTTACTCATATCTTAAAGAACGCCCACTGTATCAAAGCATAGGGAAGTCTGAGTAAGCCCATCTAGGCATTTTCGCTGGCGATGGCTGCTTGTTCTGCCTTGTAGTTAGCCACTACATCAGGGGTGTGGGCTGCATCACAGCAACGCCTCACCTTCTCAACCTCGCCTGAGTAGTCCTGACCGGGGGAAATAACGTGACGGTGTAGGCTTGAGGATATTTCAACTCCATCTTCAAGGATCAGCGTCTTACGGCGTACCTGAACATGGTCGCCTTCGGTTATTTCTACTTGATATACGTCTTGCTTTGTTAGTGCCATGTTTGTTACTCCTTTTAAGATGTGGCAAGGTATGAAAGCTCAAAAATGAGGTAATCTGTACTTGCCCACGTCATAGGTGCGGCGGATGTTACGCGCGCTGTTCCTATTGTTCCCGGAACTATTAATGCAATGTCGAAAAGAGTAGGTGTCACGCCAGAACCCCTCACAACAGCAGTTGTCCATCCTGTACCTGTATCTGATATATACGCCGCCCCCATAAGACCGGAAGCCGCTCCAGTTACACCTGTTTCTACAGGAAAGGGGATAGAAAATCTCCAGTTACCAGCAGTTCCAAAGGTCGTGGTCGAACCAGCCAGCATAACGGCTCTAGCTTTAACGAATCTGCCGATCTTTATATAACTGCCAGTAAGCGTCCCATTACCTATAGCCGGAGCATCTCCACTCTCTGCCGCCCAAGTAGGAGTCCAAGTCCCTTCCTCATACCGATCCAGTAACTCACTGGTCATACCTGCGGCTGGACTTGCCTGATTAGAGAAGTCAATGCCTTTTCCAGCAGTGCCTAGAACTAGGTTTCCAGTGTTTACGGTTACATCACCAACCGAACTGATAGAAAAAACAGCAGCACCAGCTACAGCCAAAACTATATTGTCATCAGATGCTTCGTAAAATCCAGAATCGCCATCCCCAAAAGCTAGAGTAGGCGTTGCGGCCTCACTAACCTGAGGCAATACAAGGTGTTCGCCACTTACTAAAGCGTGCATCTGCGCTCTGGTTGTTCTCTTACTTGCACCACCTTGATTGGTAGCGTATTCGTCTGTTGAAGCGGGCGTTATTACCGCCGTTGCCGCTGAAATCTTTGTATCGGCCATAATTTATTCCTCTAAAAGCCATACGCCGGAGCCATCTTCCAACAGCCATGCGTCAGTTGATTCTTCCAATATCCAGGTACCACCGCCTACGCCAACGATCAGCCCCATACGCCCTAGCACGAAACCTAGCACGTCCACTTACCCGCTTGCTGATCGACACTCGCCACTTGCTTGAAGTCGTATTTTAATTTCAATACCATTAGATGAATCTCCTAGGGGCTTGGCCCATACCGAGGCTGACATCGGCCAGCACTGTCGCTGGTACAGGGGGGTCGCCTACGTCGGGCATGAACTTCAATATCTGTGGGTGCATGGGGTAGACGGGCGTCCCGGTCGTGGCTGTCTGAGTTTCGTCGGTCCACTCAGTACCGACCTGAAGCGCCATGCTCATGGTTCTATCTTCAACCCATTCGCGCTCTGGTTGTAGCGTCCAGTCACTCATGCGATCGATCTGGTAGGCCATGCGCACGTCAAGATACGGCGAACTCGCGCATCCAGAAACAAACAAAACAACGACAGCAATAATAAGCGGCATCAGTCACTCCTACCGTACACGTTTTGAATCTGGTAATTGCGCCGGCCAATCGATTCCGTAGCCAGCCCCTTGTCGGCAGCTACCAAAAGTTCCATGCGCTCCAGGGTGTGACTGTTGTCGAGAATCTGATTACTGGCGCCAGGTATGGTGATGCTTAACTCTGACGCTGCGGTCACCGATGTCCAGTCCGTAACGGTTTTATCGGTCTGCAGGTTCGATAGCTTGTAATGCACGGTCGTCGGGATTGAGGCCGCAGCACTCGATCTGGTACGAAATCGTACCGTGGCAATAAACTGTGAACGCTCATTGACGCGCGTCTTCGGTAATGAAATCTCGACCTGGTCAGCCATACCGCACCTTCATTAGTGGAACCTACAAATAAATTATCGGCCCATAGGTTATCAGCAAAGAGCCTCGATGCCCACAGAGTCATTAATAACCCACATTCCTGTTATTGTCTACAGCCACGGACGCTAACGTCTCTCCCAAAAGCTTCACGATATTAGCGTCCTTTGTTGCATCTTTTTGTGCTTCGAGAGAATCTGTCGTAGCCGCGTAATTTCCGACACCCGCGCCATCATCGGCGTTGATGTCTGTCAATTCTGTAGCTGCGTCAGTCTCGACTGCGGTATCACTTCGCATCAGTAGCCTGAACCAGGAACGAACATTGGACGCGAGTGTATCTCACCTCATCCATACAGCGCCACCGCCATCATGTCGCGCCTGGCGCGTCGAACTTCTCGAACGAAACATCGGAGAGCAGAATGGTTGCCTTGACGGCGTCCGCGATCTGCGGCGATCCACACCCTTCGGCCGTAAAGTGACTCAGCCTCTCGCAGGTCGGCGATCGATAGAGTTGCAGCGATGTCTTCGTCCGTTGCGGATTGACTGACTCGGTCATCGTGCATCCACAATGTAATTTCACGATCAATGTCGGAATCAAGCCCGGCGGCGTAGGTTCTGAATACTCTACGCGCCAGCTCTCGGGCTTCAAATAGGTCGAAGATGTCATCGAACCTCACTTTTCCAGTAGTCTCTGGCTTTTCGGGCGACGTCATGGTGGATATTATAATCCATCCACGGGCTTTGTTCGAATGATGCAATGAGACGACTGGCTATCGACACCAGCAGCCTCTCCGGCCCAAAGAACGCCTCGAACGTGCGCTTGCCGTTGGCAAGGCTCGGACCCAACAAACCAGAGGTCGCCTGATTTGCACCGCCATCGCTTCCTGATAGCTGTTGCCAGTTCTCCAGCGGGTATCCGAAATGATGCCACTCGCAGCTGCTGTAGGTGATTAAATGACCATCGCGGGTCATACCTGAGACCGTATGCTGAATCGACGGCAATCGGACCTTTCCGATTAACAGCAAGCAGGGTATGCACGGCACATTCTCCTTCAGCACCGTCATGCGGCGCTTTTCGTCCTTGGTCGGCGCTTTGGTACGGCCAACCATCAGTATCTTTTTATCACAAGTTGGAGAGCCTGGTCGATAGATTCCGCAACCAGCACGGTTGAGTTCAGAATGGCCAGTATTTCGAGCTGCTTGTCGGTCATCATCCCGCCGCCCTTCTGGCGTGCATGTGTCTCTGGGTTTTTAATTTCCATCACCAGCCATTCGCCGTGGTTGTCAATTAAGAGGTCGAACGGCTCCTCAATCTCGAACACGTTGCGGCCCGTCTTGCGTAAGGCGTTGACGATTTCCCGCTGGTTGGCGTCAACCTTCCTGCCGTATTGTTTCCTCATAGCACATACGCCTGTAGCAGCGTAAAGGCGATGGCGATGCCGATGATGGTGATGGCGAAAGTTCGCAGGCTAACGGGCTTCATTGACAAGCTCCTCGACCGCGGTCTTGATCTCGACCGGGGCATTGCTTGTCCGAATCCCGTACAGCAGTTCCTGCCACTCGATTTGTGTATGATACTGGACGCTGCTGGTGTCGTCGTCGTAGTAGTGGCGGGCCGCGATCCGGTCCTTGTCGATGTCATAGCCGTACACGATCTTGATCAGTTTCATGGATACACCGCCTTGCCACAAAGATATCTTGCTACAAACCTATTTTGACAACCATCAACGCTACAAATCTTCATATATCCCCCATGCGTGGCCAGTTCTGCAACAGTATTGATATATCACTCGGCGGCGGCTCTGCCCGTCGCTCCCTCTGCCGGTTCACACAGCATTCCTTGCAGGACGACTGCTTGCCGTCCGTGGCGCCAGGATGATGCCAGAATGCAGCCAGTGGTTTGTCGTTGAGACAACGGACGCAGGTCTTCATGAGTCTGTCGCCACAGTGACTATCACTTTAACCGGCCGCATCGCTCGCCAGCTGTGCAGCGGTCGCTTCAGATCCGGGCGTCGTGCAATCATCTCATTGAACTCAACCAGGCGTTTTGCCTCTCTGGCTTCGTCACGAGTAAAAAACAGCGTCGTCATCCGCGTTTCAAGATTGCCTATAATTGTGTCTGGCGTCAGAACATTGCCAGGCCGGAGTATCGCCCATCGCTTGTACGAGCGCCTCACTGGTCAAACTCGAGAATACCGTCCACCACCGCCCGGAGCTCGTCGCCCGTGTAATTCGTCGCAACGTACTTCAGGCCGACATCAATCATTTTATCGAACAAGCCTTCGAAAGTATCCTGCGACATACTGGCAAAGCTGATTGACTCGGCCTCGGTTCGGGTGCTTCCATCAATCCGCACATACTGCTTGTAGTAGCCAGCAAGGATCGTGAGGTCGTCCCTGAATCGATCAAAGTTCTTCTCACCAACCTGGTTGCGCTCATCCGGTTCCCAGATCTCGAACAGGTGCTTCAGCAGTGCGAAAAACTTGCGGTGATGGCCGACGTTGCGGACCCGCGTCACCTTGCAGCGTACAGGCTCACCGTTCGGCAGCTTCTTGATGGCCTCGAGATCCGACTGGTGCGCCGGCATCAAGGCATAGGATGTGGCGGTCTTGACCTTGGTAACAAAGATGTCAGTCATTGATAAACCTCCTCAGATACCGCCGCACATGTCCGTTCGTCAGCACCTCTACACCATTTTTCTCGGCCTTCAAAGATGAGAATCCGACTTTTCGGTTTGCAACGCCCCAGACAACACCCCAAGTCGAACTGCCTTCCTCAAGAAAAAAACCCACGACCTGTTCAAATCGTCTCTGGTGATTTGGCTCTGGACGATTAGTCACAAGTGATGACTTCATGATGTTGTAGGCTGGATTTTCATTTTGAATGGCGAGGGTCTCTGCCATCATCGCCTCTTCTCGCGTTGGGAACTTTTCGATCTCCACGGTTGCGATGTCATCGTACCAAGTCGCCGTTGACTTATGCTGCGCCAAACGAACAAACGTGGACAGCGAAATGCCAGCGTAGAGCAGCTCACCATCTGCATTGAAATGTCGGTATAGATCAGCCACTGAACATCTCCCGCTGTCCACGCGCCAGCCTCCAAACTCTTTCTGGCCGACCGTATATGCCCGACTTCTGCAGATCCGTCTTCTCCAGGTGACCGTCATTGGTCAGGTTGGTCAATGCGCGCCTGACCGATGTCAAGGGTACGGCCTTATTGAATACCAGACCCCAGAGCTTGCTCGGTGTGGCCTCCTGCTCGTAAGCCGTGAACCAGTTAAGTAGCTTCTGATCCTGTGTGTGGGCTTTGCGACGGTAGGTTTTGAGCTCGTTGCCCGTTGCTTCTGTGGTGTTGTGATACATGCCTTTTCTCCAATGAAGTTGGTTGTGGTAGCTCTTTATGGCAACTTCACTCGCTCCAGGTCCGAGTGATGCTTTTCAATCTCTTCGCCAAAATTGATGTCGTACTCAAGATCCTCATTCTCTGGAACCTCGGGAATTTTGACAGTGAATATCTTCGGGCCGTCTTCATACCAAAGCGACATTGTTCCATCGGCACAAACCTTCAAATACAGTTCGCCCAGAACATGATTTCCAACCCACTCACCAACCAACCTGAAATTGTGGGCAAGGGTTTCGGATGCATTTATTTCACAGTCAGTAAATCCCCAGTCTGCCATGTCAATTACTTTTCTTGGTTCTTCCGGGTCATACCTGTAGTGCTTCAGTACTTTGTTGTCTTTCATGCCGTTCTCCGTTTAGATGAATTTATTAAGCTCGTTAAGTGCTTCACGGTCTAGTTGTTCTTCTGTTTTATTCCACTCGTACTTCTTCAATGCTTCTTTCTTCTTGTCCTCAAATAACCCAGCAGACGGATTATCAGCAATAATCCTTTTCATTTCCTGTCTGGCAATGTCATAGCCCTTCCTGAACGCTTTTATCCCTATCCTTAACTGAAACTCACACTGACTACGTTCAGATAATTCCTTGCCAACCACCCTGTCTATCCATCCTTTTCTTGGCGGCCAATCTATTCCCAATGCTTCTATTTGAGGTTTAGTCCAAGCACCTTTATCAGTTCTAAACTTCATAATGTACTTACGGGTTACTATCATGGTCAACACCTATATATGCAATGGCTGCGGGGTAGATTCCACAGCAAGACCCCAGACGTTTGTACGCCTGAAACGTCTTACTGGGTGGTTTCACATGCAAAGGAGCGAGGTGAGTTCCACAAACAGCAGCCAGTAGCTTATCCCTTCCGTATGGCGTCCTACTGACTTCGACCCGACTCCATACAGCATTCACACAACGCACCCGGTGGGGAAAGGTGCTGGTGACTGAGGAGGGTGCTTGGCGGGGTTGTGTAGACGGGTGGCCTGTGTGTTAGACTCTTCCCGTCTGGTGTTTCGCCGTCAAGCATCAACATCAGATTTGAGGCCACATCTCCGTGTCGGGGTTGTGGCCTCTTTATTTGTTCTACGCCTCTAATCATCACCCGTCAAGCATCACGATCGGTGACGGGTCGCGCTCATGCTCCACCTGGTCGATCCAACTCTGCAAGCCACCTTCGTTCGCGGCCGCCAGTAACAGGTTGGCAGACTCGACACCGGAGCTGCAGGTGTATATCTTCTCCACCATAAATGTCGCCATCGATAGCAGCGCCATGCCGAGGATCTTCGGATGATGCGCCGCGATGTCCTGCAGTTGGAGCTCAATCGCTACTACGGCAGAGTGCAAGCGCTCGAGTTCGGCGCGGGTTGGTTCTGTTGGTTTCTGTTCTTCGGTCATTTTCGTTTCCTCGTTGTGCGTTCAAGATTGACCAGTGCCTTGCCCAA